TCCAAAATCATGGGAACATATAGTTTCAGTTGATCATGGAATGGTTAATCCAACAGGAGTTTTGTGGGCGGCACTTGATTATGATTCAAATATATACATATTTGATGAGTATTATAGCCCAGGGGTTGTATCAGAACATGCCCGTGCAATTAAGGAAAAAACAGGAGATCGCAATGTTTCTTTATGGCTAATTGATCCATCAACTAAAGCAAAAACCCGTGAGAAAAAAGATGCTTATGGAAATGCTTTTCCCTGGTCAATAATTGAAGAGTATGAAGATTATGGATTTTATTTTATTCCAGCAAATAACGAAAAGCTTGCGGGAATAAATCGAGTTAAGGAGTTTTTAAAACTTGATGATAGACGAATTAATCCACAAACTCGAAAAAAACCAGCTCCCCGTTTATATATTATGCAAAACTGTGTCAATTTGATTTGGGAGTTAAAACAATATAAATGGAGAAAGCTTCGAAGTATGACAAATCGAAATGCTCCTGAGGAACCTGTTGATTTTGCTGATCATTTAGTTGATAGTTTAAGATATATTATTATGTCACGTTTCCCAACTCCGTCAAAAACTCCTGATGGAAAACTGATGATTACAAGGCTTGATAGGGAAAATGCTAATTTTATGTCAACAAACCAACCCGTTGTGGCTGATGAAGTCCTTGGTCAATATGGAAGTTCAAATGATGATTATGAAGCCGAATAAAATTCCAATTCCACCACTGCCTCCAAAATCCAATCTTTACAAACCAATTTCATTTTGGGCAGATATCATGTTGACTCTTGATAAAAAAATTCAATATATGGAGGAGAATATGGCGTTTGGTGAGGTTGGTGTAACTTTTAAACTTTGGCGGGGAAAAGTCACAGACATTACATGGACTGACCATGTTAATGATAAACTTTCAGTTGATAAAATTGGTGGAAAAAATACAGTGATTGCTGAAAATAATAAAGATTTGACAAAATGATACAGTATTTGATATTCTGACCGTATCACCATAGTAAAATAATTACACGGTGGCTTTAATAGGCCACTTTTTTTTGGTGAAAAATATGGAAATAGTAATTATTCTTGGCTTTTTAACCAATATTGGTGGTTTAATATATTGTATATATAGTCTTTCTAAAATTCATAAAAGAATTGATGCAATTTTTACGATTGATAAACCCTCAGCAAATGATCCTTCACTTACTAAAAATGTAGAAGAAAATTTTCAAGAAGAAAATTTTTTAAATATTCCACCAAACGTAAAGTTTGAAATTGAAGGTGGAGATTCTAATGTTCCACCTGGATATACTGAAAAATAATTATGGATGATCCGTCAAATAAAAACAATATGCATGAAGGGGGAGCCGTATATACTCCTGATAAAAAAACAGGTAAGCCTGTTGTGCCTGAAAATTCAGACTATGATGATGCACAGCTTGTTTATAAATGTAAAACGCTTGAAAAACAATCTTTGGCCCATAGACGTAAATTTGACTGGGAATGGTTGGTTCGCTCCCTATATGTAAGAGGATATCATTTTGCAAATTATAATCGTGGAACAAATACTATTCTTTTTGCCTCACGAACAGGAGTTAAAATTCCAATTAATTTAGTTGGTGCACATCTTCGGGGAGTTCGCAATCAAGTAACGTCATTTCAGCCTAAATGGGAGGTGCTACCTAATTTCACAACCTCAGCTGCATTTGATAATGCAAGATATTCTGGAAAAACTTTAGATTATATTTATGAGAAGGCTCAAATAAAGAGAAAAATTAAAGAAGCGGTTAATGATTCTTTAATGTATTCAATAGGTATTTGGATGTTTGATATAAATCAAAAAGGAGAGGTTGTTGTTTTTAGAGTTGATCCCTTTGATTTTTTCTGTGATCCAAATGTTAAATCTCCAAATATCAACGATCCAGATTACGGAGCTGAATATGTTGTTATTGCAAATCAAATGCCAGTTGATGCAATTCAAAAAAATAAAGATTTTAATGAGAATAGACTAAATATTCAAACTGATAACTTAGTGGCCGCTGCCGAATATAAACGGTTTTTACTTCAAGTTACTAAAAATGCTTTTTCAGCTCAAAAAGAATTTAATCAGACAGTTATTGTAAAGACGGCATATCTAAGGGAGAGACAAAATGATGGAAGTATAAAAATTAGACAGGTTGTATATACTGAAAATGATGACAGACCACTTTTAAATAAACTTCTTGATACTGATGAATATCCATTTGAAGTTTTAAGAGGAGATATTACACCAGGCGATTTATATTCTGAGGCTTGGATTAAACATTTAATTCCAATAAATCGGGTGATTGATGCTCTTGAGTCACATATTTTTGAATATAATCATTTTTTTGCCCGTGGCAAATGGATTATTGATAAAAATTCAGGGGTTAAGCTAATCACAAATCAACACGGACAAATAATTGAAAAAAATAGAGGAAGCCAGGTTCAACCAATTACTGTTCCGCCTCTTCCCCCATCGCCTCAGGAACAAATTTCCAATATGAGAAAATACCTTGAAGATATTTCAGGGGTTCATGATGTCTCACTTGGACGATTACCTGGGACGATAAGGAGTGGGTCGGCAATTGCTGAGCTTCGTCAATCTGATGCAACTAATCAATCTGATTTAGTTGACAATCTTGAAGACTTTTTATCCCGAGCTGGTCGTAAAATTCTAAGGCTTGTCGCCGAAAACTGGACGACATCAAAACTGATTACTGTAACAGGCATCGGTGGCAAACCTGAGTATTTTATGGCAGTTGGAGAAGATTCTCCACTTTCTAAATCTAAAAATGGAAAAAAAGTTAAGTCTGGTGATAAAGAGCTTCCACTTGCGGTTATTGGTAAAGAGAATGATGTTCGAGTTCAGATAGGGAGTTGGCTTGCTTATACAAAAGAGGCTCGAATGGAGAAACTTAAAGAACTTTTCAGACTTGGTGCAATTGATCAAAGAAGTTTTCTTAATCATTTAGAGTTTGCAGATACAGATGGAATAATTCAAAGGACACGTGAGGAGCAAACCTATCAACAGTATGCAGGTAAAAAAAGTGAACAAGTTCAAAAAGAATATGGGATTCAGCTTGATGAGGAGTCACTTGCTATGGCTGAAAATGAACTTATGCTTGAAGGGACAGAGCAACATGCAGAGGCACAAGATGATCATGAAATTCATATGTTAGTTCATAAAGAACAGGGAGAAAATAAATTAGTACTTGCGCATATCAAAGAGCATGAAAGATTTGATAAATGGCAAAAGAAAATGCAATTAAATCCAATTATGCCAAATGAATCAATGGAAGCTCCAATTCCACCAGGTATGCCAATGGGGCCTGAAGTTCCAGGAGCTTCACCTGAGGTTCCGCCATTTATGATGGGAGCACCAATTGGACCTGGGGCGCCACCCCTTCCACCAGGGGAAATTCCTGGAGTTCCTGGACTATGAAACCAACAGTAAAGCGATTTAACCAAAAAAAAACTTATAAAGGAAGAACTGTCAAGCGGACAGTTGTATCTATTAACAGTTTAAAGCGTAAAGGCCGAAAAATGAAGCCAATGCGTGCTATGAAAAAAGGAAGGTGAAATTTATGAAAATTAAATCAGACCATTATAAACCATATAAAGAGAAAATGGAAGAAATATCAAAAGATATGAAAGGTATGGGTTTTGGAGTGCCAGATTGTGAGCCAGCTGACCTTTATGGAAAACGGGTTAATTTAGATCAAAATGATAAATCAAATCTTGGGGAAACGGCTGAAGATATTCAAGAATTTTATGGACTTTGTGATTATAACGGTAATTCTAAAAAAATGGGTGGAGTTAGTGAGAGCAATGATGAGAGTTATTAAAAATTAACAATAGAAGGGGGTGAGAAATATGAACTATACATATATCGCAGCAGATAATTCAGCAGGAGACGCTCAAGTACTTGGTGCTGCTTCTCAGGATATTTATGTTTGGGGTATTCATTTTGGTGCTCCAACTGCAGGTACAATTACTCATTTTTATAATAAAAGAGTTGCTCCAGGACATACATCTGGAATGGGTAGCGTATCAACTGATAGTTTGGCTTGGTATTTAGTTCAACCAACAGCAGCTGCTGGAAATAACCTACAGTATGATGTTTGGTTTGAAAAACCTTTACAACTTGATGGTGGATCAGTTCACACTGATGATGATAAGGTTACTATCATTTGGGAGCCTGTAGATCAGGCAACTGAGTAAGGAGGTGAAAAAATATGAAATTAGACACAAAACAACCTTCAACTTCTCCAAAAGCAGGAGGGAGTGGTAAAGTGGCTGTAGGAGGATTTGGTGCGGTTGGCACACCTTCTAAAGTTTCACTTCCTCAGCATGGCGGGGAGGGTGGAGATAAATATAAAGGACAAAAAAGCGATATGGGCTTAAAACAACACGGAGGAGAGGGGAATACTCTTAAATCCGCAAGTAATAGCACACTTATGAATCCAAAAGATAAATCATACGCTGGTCCTGGAAGAAATTTAGGTAATTAGTACTTTTACAATTAGTTCTAATCGGAGATTTAGGGTTCTCACCTACTTTACCTGATAGACGTATCAGGGTTTTAGGCGAGAATCCTTAAATCTTCGGGGGTCGCCCACCTTAGAGGTGTTAGACGTTACAATCGGAAGATTGTTTTAAAAATATTATGGAAAATGATGAAAAAATAATCCCCGAGTCAACCCCGTCAGTTGAAAACCCAGTTGTTGACCCAACCCCATCGCAAGATGAGGATAAACAACCTGGTAAGAAGACGGCAGAAGCTCGGATTGATCAGCTTATTGCGATCAACAAACAGTTACAAAATGATTTACAGGAAGTAAAGGGAAAGGTAGATGCAATTCCTGTACCTACCCCACCTCCTGAGCCTGTTGATCCAAGCGTAACTCCAGATGTTGAGAAAGCCGTAGGTTTTGTTAAAAAGGTTGGAAAATTCGTTGACCAAGATTATCTTGAGAGTAAACTCAAGTCAATGGAGGATAGACGAGTTCTTGATTCCGAACACTCAAAATATGAGTCAACTTTTAACGGACAAGACGGTGGACCTGTTTATAACAGAGGTGAGATGGAAAAATACATGAATGATACAGGTATTTATAATCCAAAAGCCGCATATGAGCAGAAATTTAAAGACGAGCTTTTTGATCTCAGGCTTAAAACCCTTGAGAAGAGCCGAAAAACTAAAGCCTATGTACCAAATGCAAGTTCAACGGCAGAAACACGTGATAATAATTTAATCAGTCGTGAAAAGATTGATGAAGTTATGAAGCACCCAACGCCTGAAAATAAAGCATGGTATGAACAAAATAGAGCTTCTATTTTGGCTATGTATAGAAAGGGTCAATTATAAATTGACTACAGATAGGGGGTGAAAAAATAATATGGCACTCGGTACAGATCAGATGACGACCACAACGGGGGATTCTTTTATTCCCTCAGTATGGTCAGCGGAGGTACTTAGAGCAACTGAAAATGCTTTAGTAATGGCTCAATAACGGGGCCTTTTAGATTTAGCACTTGAAAATAGGTTAAAATCTATCAAAAAGGGGGCAAACTCGGGGAACACCCAGAACGGGTAACCGCCGAACTAAATAGGAGAAATCCTTAAAAGCGTAGAGAACAAACGCTCCCACTCTTTAAAAAGAGGAAGATATGTTCCGAACTGATTAGGAATAATCAGAAGCAAGAAATAGAAAACTTGCGATAACAAAAAGCCGTTAGTTAAGAGATTTGATAGTTTAGTTGAGGGTAAAGGGAATACTATTAATATTCCAAATTTGAGCAATTTATCAGCTTCAACAAAGTCTGCTAATACTCAAGTAACTTTACAAAGTCCAACTGAATCAAACACATCAATCTCTATAACAACCCATAAAGAATCGTCATTTTTAGTGGAGGATCTTTTGAAGGTACAAGCCAGCTATGATTTAATGGCGGAATATACTTCAAAAGCAGGTGAATCTATTGCACGATCTGTTGATACTGATTTATTAGGCGTTTATTCCTCATCCACAAATACGGATGTTGGAGCTTATGGAACAGATATCACTGATGCAACGATTCTTGCCGCTGCTGAATCTTTGGATTTAGCAAACGCACCTCTTGATGATAGAGCATTAGTTATCTATCCAACCCAAAAAACAGCCTTAATGAGAATTGATAAATTCGTTAAAGCTGACTATATGGGTCAATATCAAGATCCAACTGTTGTGAGAACAGGACCAAACTCAAGGTATATGTGGGGAGACATTTATGGAGTTCCAGTGTATTACACCAAACAGGTAACTCAGACTGCTGGTACACCTACACAAACTCATAACATGATGTTTCATAAGGAAGGTATTGCATTAGCACTACAACAGGCTCCAAGAACACAAGCGGATTACCGTCTTGAATACTTGGGTACTTTAGTTGTTGTTGATGTTATATACGGATACACAGCTTTGAGACCAACTTTCTTGCAACATATAAAGTCGTAAGATTTTATGTAAAGTTCTTGGTGGTGTAAAGACACCACCAAGGGCATTTATATAAGTTTATAAAAATATGGCAATAGTTATAATAAAATCAGGAAATGATAAAAGAGCTTCTCATTGGAATGAGATAAGATCAAGAGTTAAAACTCATGAGGGAGAATTTTTAACAGGTAGAAAAGGGCTTGAATATCAAAGAAAGTGGGGTCGTAAATATTTAGGTCGAGATTTAAATACAAGACCCGTTAGTTCATCAGACGTTGAGAGATTTGAAAAGACAGGACATTAATATGATTGCTATCATAATCCCAAGTCGAGGATTTATATTTACAGATGTAATTTCGGCAATTGAAGATGAAAAGAAATATTTTTATGATGAGGTTAAAATATTTACTTGTAGTTTGCAAATCCCAGATAGTTTTAATATTTTAACTGAAAAAGCATTAGCTGAGGGGGCAACACATTTATGGTATATTGAAGAAGATACAGTTCCAGTTAAGGGGTCACTTAGAAAACTTATATTTTCAAGTGCGGACATTGCCTTTGTAGATTATGGAGTCAATGGTTATAGCTGTAGTGCAAAAGATAAATTAGGAAAGATTTTATGGGCAGGATTAGGATGTACGATGGTTAAGTCATATGTTTTTGAGAAACTTGATAAACCTTGGTTTAGAACAGATAAGTCTTTAAGGCTTAATGATATGAAATGGACTGATAATAAAATGGGGTATGGTGGACAGGATATTTATTTTTATACTAAAGCAAAAGAGGCAGGATTTAAAATAGAACAGATTATGGGTGAATGTCGTCATTTAAAACTTGAGAGTATGGGAAAGAGTGAAATAAATAATGGTTTGCATAAAATTGTTGAAAAACCTAAAATAAGTAAGTATCAAATTATAAATTTATAAATAGAGAGGAGTTGAGTAATATGGCTAATTGGGAAGCGCAAGAAGTTAGAATGGTGAGTCCAACAACAACTAACCAATCGGAGGATTTTGAAGCAGGATGTAATGCTTTGTATTTAGTGGCTGATGCTACATGTTTTATTAGCTTTGATGGTCATCCTGCAACTTCAAGTTCATTTTTAGTTGTTGCGAATCAGTTTTATCACATGGAAAAGTTAAGATTTAAAAAAGTTAATTATATCTGTTCAACTGGGACACCTAAATTATATTTAATTGCATCAAGAGCAACAACATGATATTAAAAAGAGATAATTCAAGACTTAAATTAGCTTTAATAAAAAAAAATAGAAGTGAAGCTAAAAAGTCTGAATTATCTGATAATAATTCATTTATTGAACCTATTAATAGGTTAGTACATGAATTGGATAATATCTCATTTAAACTAAATCAATATCTTAAAACTTCAAATGATACGGTTGTTGAAGTTAGTACAGGAACTGAGGAAACTTTAAGGATGTTGAATAAAACAATAGTTGAAACAAAAGATCAACTTAGAATTATACCAGATACACTATCGAATGTAGATAAAATTCTTAGTAAAGTAGCTAATATTCCTTTTCCAAAAATTCCTGAAGTTAAGTTCCCTGAAGTTCAGAAAGTTATAGGTCAAGTTAAAGTTGAAAATCAAATAAATTTATCTGGATTATCCTCAAAATTAGATAAAGTAACACAAGCAATTCAATCTTTAAGGGGTAGGTTGCAACAAAAAATTGAAGTAGATTTTCCAAAAATTGAATTTCCAAAACAAGAAATACAAAAATCAATCTCTTTAAATGAAGCTAAGGAAATCATAGATACTTTAAGGGAAGTAAAAGAATCTATAAATAAAATAAATATTCCTAAAGTTAATTTCCCATCAACTATAAATGTTGGTAATTTTCCTCCTCAAAAGTATCCAATGCCCGTAACTCATATGTCAATTAATTCACTTCGTGGATTTGTAAAAACAACAGCGATTACTGTTTCATCTTCATTAACTCCATTACCTTCTGAAGTTTTAACAAGTCGAAGATCTATTATTGTTTACAATAATTCATCTCAAATATTAGAAGTTGGTGGTTCAACATTTACTTTTGGAAACGGATTGCCAATCCCTGCAAATTCATATTCTCCACCTCTTGATGCAGGACCTGAAATGATTATTTATGGTCGAGTTGCCTCAAGTACGGCAGATATCCGTGTGATGGAAGTAAGTGATGAATTATCTGGAAGATAAATATGTCAATAGGAAACAGAATTGGACAAGCAGATCAACTTCATTTAACAACTCTTGATACCCGTTATTTAAAACTAACAGGTAGTCTTGCTGAAGTTTCAAATCACTCTCATACAGTACTTACTGATATTGGAACAAATACTCACGCTCAAATAGATACATATATCGCAACAACTGCCCCAGCTACATTTTTACAGATTTTAAATAACTTATCAGACCTCAATAACGTAGCAACCGCACGTACTAATCTCGGTCTAATAGCAGGTGGAACAGGTGATATCTGGGTAGAAAAAGCAGGGGATACTATGGTAGGTGCCTTAACCATCAACACCAACTCAACCACCGCTTTTGTAGTCGAGCAGGATGGAAAAAAGATAATGTCTTAGTAGTAGATACGACAAATGGGAGGGTGGGTATTAACGTAATACCTTCGGCTGGCGCACTTTCCGTATACGGTACGAGCTATCTAGGTTCTACCGCAGATGCAACCGCACTTTCTCTTACAGGAAAAACAACTCATTCAGGACAAGTTACTACTTCATCAGGAGCAGGTGCAGTTAATTACTTTGACGGATATGCGTATTCTGGTGCAGGAAGCCAGCACATGAATACGTTTTTTAGAAACTATACTGTCGCTGGTCAATCGACCATACAGGAGTTTGGTTCAATCTATACCGTACTGTATCACTCGGCTGGATTTACTTTGCCAGAATGGAAAGGAATTGAGACTGGTGCAGCGTATGTAAGTGGAGCGGGTTCAGTAATTGACGAGGCGTGGGGAATTGATTGTAGTTTGCCAGCATGTAGCGATGGTGGTACTGTTGGTATTGCAGCGGGTGTGCATATCGGTGCTAGGTCAGTAACAGGGATAACCGATTCGTATGCAATTTACTCACTGTTAACCAGACCATCTCTTTTCTCAAGCACGATTCAGGTTAATGATGGAGTTGGTGTAGGATTTGATATATGGCGTGATGGGGGGCAAACCTCAAATAGAATAACCGCATATCAAGATTCTGCCACATCGGGAGCAAACACTTATTACAGGTTCGCTAGAGGGTCATTGGCAACCCCTGCAAGCGTACAATCCAGTGATGTTGTTTATAATAATATCGGATATGGATATATTGATGGGAATTTTAGAGAAATAAGCAACATCAGAGCTAGTATATCTGGAACTCCCTCCGCTACAAACTACTCATCGGCTTTACTTTTAAGAATTGTAAAAACCAACGAGACTGCGTTATCCACCGTTCTTAGATTTGACCCGACAGGGAATGCTACGTTTGGTGCATCAGCTGGAACGGGTAATTACAGGGTCTACGTTAGCGGTATCACAAACGCTTCTTCTTACTCGGGAACTGGAAGTTTAACTATTACAACAAACGGGGCAAAATTCAACTGCTACGAAGACGATGTCGCAACCACAGACGGTTATTTCAAATTGACCAATGCTACTGGTGTGGCTGGAGCATTTACCCCCTTAATGTCACTAAAGGGAAATAGAACGGGTAGTGCAGCAAACAACCAAATTGTTGCCGATAGTAACTCCGACCTAGTAACTGACACTGGTGAGGTTTTGAATATTTCATTGCGGGCGGCAAATGGTGCGGTTACATACAGACCGTTATTGACAATAAGCAACTACACCACAGATATATTAGAAATTAGCAATGCAGGATTATTAACCTCGTATTATGGGCAATTCATAGATGGTTCATCAGATATAGTTCAGCTTAAAGTACAGGGGCATTCTTCCCAAACTGCAAACCTCACCGAGTGGCAGGATAGCAGTGCTGTGGTATTAGCTTACATATCACCAACAGGTAGTGCTTTATTCGGTGATAAGGTAGCTTTTACCCAAACAGATGGGAATGAGTACATAGACAGCTTGGCAGATGGCTACCTAGATATTGGAGCAACCACTCAGATAAGAATGTTAGCTGATACCTATATTGGAGCTAAAAATATCGTTACGGATACAACAACTGGTACTCAACTTGGAACATCGTCTACTCAAAAAATAGCCCTGTTTGGAGCTACACCTGTAGTGCAACCAGCCCATATAGCCGACCCAACAGGAGGGGCGACAGTAGACGCAGAGGCAAGAACAGCTATTAACTCAATTAACGCATTACTTGCAACTTTAGGTCTCACAGCCAGTTCTTAGGAGGTGAAAATTATGATTTTAAAACTAGAAGTAAATATACCAGACGATAAAGTAACAGGAGTCTTGGCGGACTTTGTGCATTATCATGGGTATCAGGATAAAATAAGTACTATTGTAGATAACGAAGAAGTTCAAGTAGATAACCCGCAAACCAAAGCCCAGTTTGCCAAAACTAAAGTGGCAGAGTTTATCAAAAACTCAGTAAAAAGTTACCGTGCTAATATATCAGCTGAGGAAGCACGAATAGCTAAAATTGAAGAAGTTGAAGCGATAAGTATAGTATAATTAATTATTACTAATTATTTCAAATTTATGAAAATTCTCATTTCATCTTATATTAAAAACTTTAAAGGTGAGGACATGCTTGATGAGGTTACTAAAAAGCCAGTTGAGGCACGCTCAATTATTGCAACAGCTATGGTTGCTGAGAATAATGAGAATAAATTAACTCCTGAAAAGAAAAATCAAGCCTTTCAAATTGGTATTAAACTTTACGCTCATGATGAGATTGACCTAACTATTGAGCAAATGGCATTTATTAAAGAGAGAGTCGGTATATTTTATGGAGCTTTAGTATATGGCCGAATAAGTGAACTTTTTGACGGAAAAAAAGTTGAAGAAAAAAAATGAGTGAAGATAAAAGCTACTATCAGGAAATTAATCCGCCATTAAGCAAAGTTAAGCGGGAAACCATATAAGCCAGAGAAGTAAATAAAAGATTTGACAATAATAGTTATAATTTGATAGACTAAATTACCCATTAGGAAAATAATTCCACTGAGTTTCAGTGGTTTTTTTATATATGATATCTCCCAATTTTTTTAAAAATGAAAATAATCTTCAAAGACAAGAAAAACAAAACATGCTTGGGTCTTTTGTTGATTTAGTTGTACGAAATATTAGGTCAACCCTTGATAATTTGGCTAAAAACAATATATTTAGGGTAAAGGTTGAAAAAAGTGAAGATAGTCAACTTTTACGTGAAATTGCAGATAAGTTATACTCTCTTGTTGAGTATAGTAAGATATCAAATGGTAGTAAACTATCTCAAAAGATATCAGTTAAGACAACTGATTTGGTTACTGTAAATAAGGAAATAGAGAATTTACTTCGTAAAATTGAAGCTAAAGAACTTAAAGTAAATATTCCCGAACTCTCAAAAATTGTTGGAAATGTGGCTGTGACTAATTTTCCAACTGAATTTGATTTTTCAGTTATTTACGATGCTCTTGTTGATGTACAAAGGGCAATTAAGCAAATAAAACTTGTTGTTCCGCCTCAAAGGGAGATTAAGTTTCCTGAAATTAAATTTCCAGAACCAACTTCTCCAATGATTGAGGGAAAACAAATTGTTGAGCTTCTTAAAGTATTAACTGTAGAAATTAAATCACTTCCCTCGAAAATGCCAATAACTCAAATGCCAACTGGAATGAAAGTGCATGTTGAAAACTTCCCTCCCCAGAAATACCCAATGCCAGTTACTCATATGTCTATAAATTCACTTAATGGTTTTGCTAAATCAAGGGCGGTGACCGTAACATCAACTTTAACACCACTTCCCGCTGAGGTTTTAAGTTATAGACGAGCTCTTACTATTTATAATAATTCAAGTCAAACTGTATATATTGGAGGGTCTGATGTAACTGTTTCAAATGGACTTCCAATT